CGCGCCATGTGTCACGCCCCGTTAGCCAGTCACGCAACCACTCGAAAAACGAAACGCGGTAATCGAAAGCGTGGCCTGAAGCAACCATGAAATTGGCTCCTTCCCAATGCCCGCTGTAGGTTTTTCTGTCGTTCCAATACTTTGCCGTCATGGTTCACCATACCCGCCATCGTTATCAACCATTCCTCTTGCCTTCAGGTATTCATTCCGCCCTTTTCGGCTGCTGAACTCGACGGCCCCATCGTCCAAAACCCTCACGCCCCGAATGCCCATGTCGTGAACGAACTCCCGCAACTCGGGAACTTGGTGTTTCATGCAGCCCGACGCCTCCGACTTCAATGGCCGTTCCGTGCTGTACGCCGACGTGACCATCGGCGTGCCTGCGCCGCCCATTCTTTTGCGCAACCACTCGCACCGCGTTACCGCCTTGCCATTGATCGTCAATCTGTGCGTGCTCATGCCGGCGCCCTCATCATCGAGGCCGACTGCTGCGAGTTGACTTGCGGATTGCTCGCCCCCGACAGCACCTGTTGAAGCAATGCGCTTCTGGAATCCGCGGTCCCTCCTGTCGGCACGTTGCGGCGGACGGTGTTGCGCGTCGTCACCGGCGACTGGCGGATCGTGTTCTGATCCCCCCCCAATTCCATCGCCGGATTAGCGAACGTGATGAACTTCGTAAACTCGGGCCGGTCCAACAGCCGGGAAATCTCCTCCACGATGGCCTGCCCATCGAGGGTCATTCCCGAAGCCTGCATCATGGGCCAAAGCGGGGCGATCTCACGGAACATGCCAAAAAGCTCTTGCAACTTCTGTTGCGGCGTCTTGTAAACCATCGAGTATGGTTCGACCCGGAACCGATAGTCCTCGAAGGAGCCCTGCCGGTTGCCCGTTTCCCACGGCAGGTCAACCTGCACGTTGCCAAGCTCGATAGACGACGACACCGACAGGTTCTCGTCGTTCCACATCAAATAACCCAGGTCATAACAGCACTCGGCGGCGAAGTTCACCACCGCCAATTGCATGTCCGCTTCCATGCGGCTCACGTTGCCCTGGATGATCTCTTCCTGGCCGACCGTCTCGGCCTGCGCGCCCAGCCCGCCCATCGCCCGGAGGTTGCCGGCGAATCGGTCGTACTCGTCCTGGAGGAACAGTGAGAACGCTTGGTCCCGCTGGTCGATGCCGCCGACTTCAACTTGCCCAATGTTCTTCGGATCATTGAGCATAACCCACTGGTTGCGCCTGGCACTCTTGACGCGCTCCGCGTCTTTGTCGCCCCCCGGCGGGTAACCCGGGTTCTTCTTGTGTGCATCCGAATCGTCGCGCATCCGCCGGTGTAAGCGGTTTTGCAGATCGTGCAAGCCCTTCAGATTCATCGCCGGGCTGGACGGGATGAGGTTGTCGGGCACCGTACCCAGCGAAAGGAACTTGTACGGCCCGCCTTGGCTGCCCGTCCAATCACGCTCAATCAACGGCGGCAGGTTGACGTGGTTCTCGAAGACAAACGTGGCAATCGACTTGTTTTCCGGCACCCAGAGGTCCATCAGCCAGAGCATCGGCTTCAGTTCGTCGTCTTCCGCCACGCCGCCGTGCGCGATGTCGGCCGCCCGACCGGGGGCGTCAACGATAGACCGCTTGCTCGGACTGATCTTATTTTTGACGGCCTTGCTGTAGGCCGGCTCGTCCATCACCTTCTCGTAATCCGCCCGATACAGGTGGCCGCAAAAACGCATCTTTGACAGTTCGCGGACGGACATATCGAGAATCAGGTCGTCCAGCGACACCCGATTCAACCACGGCTCGCCCGGATCGAGCCACCCGTCCTCCTCCGACTCCAACAGCCCGTGGAAACGGGTATCCGTGTCGCGCATCATCACCACGCCGCAGCCGACGCAGAAAAAGGCGTCCAGCACAATCGCCCGAAACGTCTGGTCCAACTGCATGTCCGAGATCAGCGTGTTCAGGTTGGTCTCAAAGCGGTAGGCAAATGGCAGATACTCGGGCACTGGCGTACTGACCATCACCTTGGGGTTATTGGCCGCCAGGGCGACGGTGTAGATTTTCGCCGTCTGATTGATGAGATTGACCAGGATCGTCGGTTCGATTTTGGTGTCGCTGTACCACGAGCCAACGTAGTCGCGGATCAGCCGCTCCCGGACGACGCGGAACGGGCGCATCGCCTCCCGAGAGGTTTTGACGGCCTTCAGCAGCCGGCCGCGTTTCTGCTCGTTGGAAAGATCGAACATGGTTCTCTTTCACGTTCCCAAAAGAAAACCCCCTCGACCCTCCTAATTAGGATCGAGGGGGTTCAGCCCAAAGGCTCGGAGCCGGCCGGCGCCGTCTTTTGGGATTACGGAAGACCAAGAACGAAAATAGCCACGCGGTACGCAGCCCTGCGTGGCTATTCGTTAGTCTTGGTCGCTCCGCCAACGGCTGGCCGGCCAATCGGCGGAGGTTCCGAATTTAATTGTCAAAACGCTATCGCGCCCCTGGTGGGACGAGTATCTGGCTGTTCTCACGAGCGACGAAGTGCCGCTGCACCTCGGGA